TTCGGCTGTCTGCATATATGTTGGATTATCAAAATACATACCTTCAGTTCCATAATTTCCAAACGGATCTAGTCCAGCACCAGGTAAATGCATTTGTTCACCTGTTGAGTAGTGTCCGAGACCAGCAAAAAGATTACTAGTATCTGCAACTTCTTCTGGATCTATATGAGGATTAGTTATCCAGGCGCCTCCTTTGCCTCCTCCTCCTTTTGTCCGAAGGTAGTTAACAAAAGCTTGTTTCTTTTTAATCTCATTTATATCAACAGGTACGTTTACTGGTGATCCATCGCCTGTTGGTCCTGGTGGTCCTTGTGTGTTGGTGTTTTTTCGAACCATTTGATTGTATCTATCTTCATAGCTGCTGCCATCACCCCTATCCTGTACAATATTTTCTACTGTTTCTCTGTGCCGATCTATTGCTGCTAAATCCTCATTTGTAATACTTTCAGTATGATTATCAGATGAAGTACCACCACCGCCACCACTACTATCTGGTGCTTGGTCCATAGCCCAGTCGCCCATATCGTCCCATGAATCCCCCCTATACCCAGGTCTTCCTAATCCTGGTTGAACTAATTGTCCATTAGCATATCCAAGTCTCATAATTCCACCATTAGCCATGCTTGACACAGCTTGTTGTTTAAATTGTTCTATTGACATTGGTACAGCTTCAGGATGCATTTCTTGTAATTCAAATACATATTTATCGTATTCATCTTGTAGCATAGGATCAGCAGAAGCTGTTCTTGTATCTCCTGTTAATTTTTCTCCTATTAATTCTTCAACATTAATTCCTTTTGCTGTAAGAGTTTGTATTAGTTGTTGTAATTCTATTTTTTCTTCTTCTGATAAAGGCCCACCTTCTCTAACTTTTTCAAGAAGTTCTAAGACACGATTGTATTCTCCACCAGCAATCTGCTTTGGAGATTTAGGTCCTTCATCACCTGAATAAGTAATGTCCGATGCTCCTGCGTCTAATGATGTTCCGTAATCTATAGCCATAATTTTATGTTATTTGTTAAAGGCAGGGTTTTCACCTGGGTTTATAATAATACTTTGTTTATACAAAGAAATCAAGCCTATGTTACTGTTCTAGGTTTAATTTCTAGCGCAGACAATACGACATGTAATCTGTTTGCCGTAGCTGCGGTTACTTTTATAATTTCACTCTCTTGTAATACAAGAGGTGCTGATAGTAATTCTGATGTTCCGTTGGACGAGATTGATTTAGTCTTAAATAAGCTGAAAACAGCGTCATCTGTATCGGTTATAGTTACTGTTATAGTATCAGCATTACCTGAATCTTCAGATACGATGATGGATTTAATAACAGCTGTTGTTGCTGTTGGTACTGTATATAGTGTCGTAGCACTGGTACTCGTTAAATCCTTCTTTTTATTTACAAATGTATTAGCCATTATGCCATAAAGAAGCTTTCCGCTTCTGCCTCGTCTTTTAAATCCTGTTGAAAGGATGTATTTAATTTTTGAATAACACTATCAACGTCCCTAACAAATGATTGTTGTATCTGTTGATCGTATTTTTCTAAAGGTTGTGTTAATGATTGTACTATTCTAGCCATTACCTTCTCCCGTCCGCTTGTATATCTAGTCTAAAAGTTCCAAGCTTCCAGTGCTGTCCAAGATCCGTGTTCGAAATTTTTAAAGCTATCGCTCTTGCTCTAGCTCTTGTATCTATTTTAGTTGTACTTGTTGTAGATTCAAAAGGTCCTAAAGACGAACTAGCCTGTGCATCTGTTGGATAATTTTTTAAATTTAATGTTATTGTTGCATCACCTGTTTGTTGCAAGAAATCTGGAAGTACTCTTCTAATTTTCATTATATATTCACCATCTCCTCTTAAATCTGCGCCACCCTGTGATGCTGATATGTCAAAATCCCCTGATTGTATGCTCGCTGCAACAGCAGAAGCTGTTCCTGCTTTAAGTTGATCCTGTCCTGTTTCATGTTCAAAGTAAGTTGTAACACCATCCGTATTACCAACTGTAGAATCACTCGTAGCAGACGAATCGTATTCTGTACCATGTGGTTTTCCAAATATATGGGAATCAGACCATGAAGATCTTGCCAACGCGCTTGTAGTCCATACTGGTCGCTCTGGTGTTGAATCCATATAGTTATAAGTAACAGATCTATTGTTTGATGTTCCAGAACTAGATGGATAAAACCAAGTTACTTCACCAAATAAATTATTTAATCCTGCATAAATATGATTTCTAGGAATCGTATTAATATCATCATAAACATAATCTTCAACTAAACACGCTAATGATTCTAATCTACCAGTATATCTAAAGAAACCATTCTCCGACATCCAGTAGGCAGATCCATCAACTTCGACCGCAGCATTCTTTCCTATCAATCCACAGTTTGTACCAACTTGTTGAAATGAAAATACAAACGGCGCTCCAACAAATCTCATAATAAATAAAGAAGTATCAGTCCATATGTAAATTGCATCACGACCTCTTATAGCTCCCATGATCCGTGTTCCGTCGGCCAGTCTCTGTGTACCAGCAGTATTGGTTGCGGAAGGAGCGTACGAAGTTGTAGCATCGATTGATTCTTGATCTGACCATCTAATATACATATCATCCTGTGTAGCCGTTGTTCCAATAGTAGTTTCAGTTCCAAAAAACACCAAGTGTCTATCAGGAGTTGAAACTAATGTTTTTAATGCAGCTGTTGGTGCATTGGCAACAATGGTTGCCCTTGTATCAGTCGGAGTTGATGCATCTGAATTCCATTCAAAAGTTGCACCATCCACGATAGTTGCAATCAATTTATTTCCATAATTGTCCAGGGTCCATAGACCAGGAGCTGTTATAATGTCTCCAGTCTGTGATGCGCCCCATTTAGTATAATCTGATGCATTGGTTACTGTTGCTCCATCTGAATGCGATGCGGCTGTCGTGTTGTCCGATCCTCTAGTTAATCCAGATAAAATTTCTGTTCCTGAATCATTTCCTGTATATGAAATACGTTCACTACCAACTAAAACAACTCCAGTAGCAGGAAAAGATCCTGATTCTGCCAAAGTTAAACTTGTTGCAGAAGCATCAATTGCTCCATCAAGAGTAGAAGCTAAGGCATATCCTGCTGTTCCACCCCAAGATCCTAAACCCCATCCAGCTGTTGATTCTTCAACCGCAGGACCGATAGAATAAAAATGTTTAACTCTTATTCCTCCAGATGTAGTTGCTCCTGATCCAGATTCAACAGATCCCATTTCAATGGTAAGTGTTGTAGTAGTTGGAACCGTTGCCACCATAAAATTTACGTCGTTAAAATCACTGGCACCAAAATCAGAATTAGTAATTGCTGTAAAACTATCTAGACGGATAATATCGTATTTGGAAATATTATGAGGAGATGCAAAAGTAATCGTGACTGTTGCATCGCTTTGTGTTGTTGTAAAAGCACTGGTTAAAGTATTTGTACTTTTAAGAGGTGTAATATCATAGAAAACTCCTCCAGAATATACATATAAAAATCTATTTGTACCAAGCGCTGCATACTTAGTGCCTGACGCATTTACAAAATGATGAAGCGCCGTGTTTCTTCCTGTAAGAGTATTGTCTCCTAGTTGAGCCCAACCACCTATTTTTTCAGGTGAGCCATATCTAAAACGAACGTAGTCACCGCTAATCCATTGGCCCTCGCCTCCAGTTGCCGTAACCTGTTTATTGAAACCTGGTTGTATTTTAATTTTTTGTAGCATAAGTTTATGCCTATGGTTTAGGAAATTTACTTTTAATTTCTTGTCGTTTAGCTTGTAATTCTGTAAGCGTATCTCCACCATCTAGTAGAGCATGAATACAATCATTTTCATTTGGATATTCACTTCTTCTATTACTATAAACAGTATTTAATGCTTCTTCTGCATTAGCTTCATCTTCATAGGTTGCTAATTGTTCGTCTGTAGGTTTTGTAATATCCAAGTTCCATTCTTTAATGTATGGACCATCACTATCATCTTGAAGTCTTACATCTGATAAGAAATCTACTGAATTAACCCCATTTGCTTTCGCATATAATTTAACTTTTGTACTTAATTGTGTCATAATTTATCCTATGTAATTATTTTATACCCACCGAAGCTTGTTCTTTGAAAACTACTTTCAGTTGTCACTGTGCCACCTGATGCTTGATAAGCATATAGTTCATAATAATCAGTAGTATTAGCTTCATCAATTACATTTACATGAACTGAATTTTCAGAATTTTCTCCATTATTAAATCTTACATCAGAAAAATTAGCACCATTTTTATAAATGTGTAAATTCATAGCATCTGCATCACAAAATATTTGACCAAAAATGTGATACTTACCAGCAACTGCTGGAGTAAATGTTCCTGTAGCGTATGTTGAATCTGTATCGTATACTTCTGTTAAAGTTAATTTGGTAGTAGTTGCATCATCTAAAGCTTGTGAACCTTTAGCAAAAAAGAATGGTGTGTTAACTCCACCAGCTTGAAAATCTGAAGCAGTCGCAGAAGTAGCTGTCCAAACTTGGTCTGCACTAGCTGTATCACTTCTGTTTATACTTCTGTTATTTAATGTTGTTATTGCCATTATTCAGTCTCCTATGATTGTGCGTCCATCAAGTCTTGATAAGCTGTTTTAACTTCAGCAGTCCAAGTTGCATTAGCGATAGCTTGTACTCTAGCGTCTTGACCACTTATGTCTGTGTCTTGCCAAGAACCATTATCTTTAAAACATGGTGATAAAACATGTCTATGAAATGACCTAGATAATACTTCACCATTTTCTAAAACTTTTGTAGCTGTACGTACTTGTACATTACCCATTTCAAGAACTTCTATTTTATCTACTACTATTTCTTTTGTTAGTGCCATTGTTGTCTCCTTTTATTGTTAATTGTTAATTGTCTATGTCTAAATCCATTAGTCATAATTAATCCGCCAAATAGCATCCACCAATACTAACTGTTGTACCATCATCCCATATTTCCATATTCGTTTGTGTATTACCATCTGAAGTGGATTGATGACCATCACATGCTATATAGGTTGAATTTGAAGCAACAAAAGGATAAAAACCTATAGAATCAGTCCTAGCACCATCTATTCTTCCATATGATACTGGGTATCTTGCATCTGCATGATAATTTGTTGATGTATAAGGTAATCCACATATATTAGCTCTACCACCTGAACTGTAAGTATCACCAACCATATAAACCATAAAATATACCATATTACCAACTTTTCTATACCAACCTGTGTTTTGAGTCCAAGTCATTGAAGACGAAGGACATAAGTCCATTGTAAAAGTTCCTTCTTCGTAGTCATCTAATAATTCACCAGTCATAGAACCAGCACCATCACCTGTTGCAGAAAAATCAATTCCTTTTCCAGAAGTTCCTAAAATTAAATTTCCATTTGAAATGGTAACATTACCGCTACCTGTCGTTACTCCTGTTAAACCACCAGCATAAGTTTTAATTCTTGATGCCGCAGTTTTTCTTAAAGTTCCACCAGCACCATCATCAAGTAAAAATAAATCTGCATCTGCTATTGCTCCACCTATATCTGTTTCACCAGAGATAAGATCACTTGCTAATTTTGCATTACTTACAGTTGCATCACTTGGTGTTCCAATATCAAGTACGTTACCTAATAATATTACAAAGTCTATGGTATCATTTGAAGTTAATGCCGAAGCAAAACTTAAAGTAGAACCTGATACAGTAAATCCACCAGTTGCTCCCGGTTCTTGAATAACCCCATTAAGCGATACAATCATGTGATTGACGCTTTCAGGAACTACATTTGTAGAGCTTACTTGTAAGGTATAGTCAGCAGTTGCCGAAGCATTTAAAGAATCGCATTTTTGAAAATTTCCAACAATAGGTGTTTTTCCAATATAAGCCATTAGCTATTCTCCTTTGGATATTTGTCTTTGATTGCTTGAACTCTAGTTTGTTCTGCTTCTAAACCATTTTCAATTATGTTTTCTATTTGATGAGTATTACTTCCATATTCGGATTTACGATTAGCAATAACAGTATTGTTATTTTCGTCTGTTGTTGCCGCACTTTCGTAAGTTGCTAATTGTTCGTCTGTAGGTTTGGTAATATCCAAGTTCCATTCTTTGATATATGGAGAACTAACTCCACCTATCATATCATCTTGAAGTTTTACTTCTGATAAGAAGTCAATAGAATTAACTCCGTTTGCTTTTGCGTATAATTTTATTTTTGTATCTAATTGTGTCATAATTTTCCTATATTAGTTTAAATCCATGAAAACTTGATTCAGTTCCAGCGGTAACTGTAGAAGCACCACTTACCCATAAAGATGCTCCAAAATAATCAGCGGCACTTGCATCTATTACCGCAGTTATCGATTCACTATGGTTATCCTGAGTACCATCTGTGATAAACATCTGCTTTTTTGTAACTGAACCATTTTTCAAAAGAAAAATTTGAGCTTGTGTCATATTAGCCGATACTATATTTAAATTAACTCCAAAAAAATATTTACCACCTTCTCCTGCTGGAATTGTAAATACATTAGATGCAAAAGCACTATCGGTATCTATTGCCTCAGTATCCCAAGTAACTACTGTAGAGGTTTGTGAAGATATAGATTGTGCTGATGCTAATGTAACTGAAAAAGATGGTGTGTTAGATGCTTTAATATACGAATAATCCATTCGTTTTAAAACTCCAGCGTCAGATACTAATAATTCATCTGTGTCTGCCGGTGCTGCACCTAAAGCTGTGTCTGCTGAAATTATATCTTGTGCTAGTTTAGCATTTGATACTATTCCATCTGTTATGTCAGAAGCAGTTAGAGCTGCTGCTGTCGGCTGTCTACCAATATAAGACATTACGTTATCTCCATTATTGACAATGTGCCAGAAATTTTATCAGTTACAGAACAATCTATTTTGATTTCATCTGTAGTTTCTAAAACAACCTTACCTCCCGACAATAATTCCAAACTGGAACCTGCGGGGATCGACACATCTTTCACTAAAAACGATGTTGTATTAGTAACATCATTATCTCCACCTCTGCTTGCTGTGTTACTAACTAATTCTACTTCAACAGTAACTGCAGTTGAGTGAATATTAGTAAGTATTAAGCCAAGCACAACTGTTGTTGTACTTGCAGCTACAGTATACATTTTATATGCTGTACCTGCTGAAGCGGGTTCTGCTGCGAAACTAATAACTTTAAATGTGTTTGCCATATTTTATCTCCTTTTTCCTTATAATACTATCCCAAGGCGATTGCAAGCGCAGTGGGGTCCGTTGTTGAAAATCCTGCGGATGTCATATATGTTGTTAATCTTGATAATGCAGCTTTTCTATTAGTACCACCAGCACCATCATCTACTACTATTAAATCTGTAGATGTTAATGCAGCACCTATATCAGTA